GGGATACACGCTATTGAAGACAACTTGGTCTCCGCGAAGATAGCCCTTTCGCGCCACTCTTCTTTCGACAGCGGCCTCAAGCTCTCCTCTTTCGACGTGCCGCCCAATGGTCTGCGTGATTTCATTTCTCAGTGCCTCTACTTTCCGTCGTCTTTTTTTTTCATAAAACCGTGCGAGACGGTATGCCTTCTCCAGCTTGTGAGCAAACTCTTTATCGGCTCTCTTCAACTCAGACGCCCTGCGGTGTCCATGAATGATTGTGGTGTGGTCACGCCCACCAAGAAATCTACCAATGATGGGTGTGCTGTTGCCGGTCATGTAGTAGGCAAGATACATGAAGGCATGGCGTGGCTCTACAACCCACTTGGGGCGTGTCTTTGACAGCAATGTAGAGCGTTTGATTCCCCAGACACGGCAGACTGCATCTGCACAGGTTGACATGGTAAACTCATCGGCGTCTTGCTTATCTTCTGTGACCTCAAGTTTAATATCTAGTTTCATTTGTTTTCCCTTTCGTATGCTTCTGTTTCCATCGCCACGCCTAGCGCATAGTGTGCCAGCTTGTATAGCTGACGCGATGACATCTTGCGTTGGAATACTTCGCCATCAACATAGACACGCATTGCGCCTGTCATGGGTATGGCAATCATTTCATTTGGTTCAAACGTGGCATCTGCTGCACACGTCATTAGCTCTGCTTTTGTAATCAATCCTCTTCCCCCACAGGCCGGACAGGGCTTCTCCATGAAGCTACTGCCTTCCCCGTCTGATGATACATTGATGAGCAGAACACCCTGCCCATTGCATTGACCGCATTTGTAGGCTGTTCCGCTCATCTTATTATCTCCTTAAAACGGTACGCTGTCTGCGGCTTGAGTGCCAGCAGGTGCGCCACCATCAGCGACAAATTTATCCGAGACCTTGCCCTTCAGTGCCGGAGCCTTCGGGTTCTCGCTGTTGCTGTCCCACAGTGCAATGTCAACTTGCTCACCGGCTTTGATGTCGCGGTGTGCGTAGAAGCTACCTTTGAGGCGTGGGTGTGAGCCACCAGCTTCATACTTTTCATTGCTCCACAGAGCGGCTGTTCCTGTGTTATCGTAAGTCTGACTCATATCAATTATCCTTTCGTGAGTTCTGTTTTACGTTTACCAAAGAGGGCAAGCACTTCATTGCGCTTGGCCTCATCCATTGCCTCAATCTCCCCCTTCAAACCGTCGTAGAGGGCTGTCAATCCACCGAGATGAGGCGCAGCGTTTACACGCTCCTCGATGGTTGCATTGGGTGTCCCCCGCTCCGCTTTTGAGGGAGTTACGGGAGCAGGGGACGTAGCAGGCTTCTGTGCTTTGGGAGGACTAGCCTGCTTTGTGGGTACATTAGTGGCAGCGTTTCCGTCGTCGTCTTCATCGCCGGAGACAAGTCCGAGGGCTGATGTGAGGCCGTAGCGCCGCGCATAGCTCAGGGCAGATCCGAAAGACTGGGCGTCCTGCTTTGCAGCCATGACCGGCTGACGCGCCGAGATGTGTTCTCCGCTTTCGTGCATGAGAATAGTCAGCAAGAACATGCGACCATCCTCTCCGGTGTCGGGCATTTGCAAGACGGACAGGCCGTGCCTTGCCAGAACCGGACGCGCCGTGTCCCAGCAATCTTTCAACGTGCTGTACTTTGATTTGTGAAATGGGTTGTGACCCGATTGAGGCACCGTGCCAAATTCTGACTGTGCCGCGCATAATGCTTTTGCTAGATTTTCCATTAGTTTATCTCCTCTACCTTTCGGCAATGCTCTCTAATTGTATGGGGGAAGAAGTTTACCAAACTTTCGTAAGCCCCACGCACATCGTCAAAGTCGTACTCTTCATTCTCAAGAATATAAAACAACGTGTCGAATGTTCTGTTTAAGGCTTTCTTTTGCGGGTGAGTTAATAAGCCCTCAACAATATTCTGCCTTTCGTTCATCTTTCCCAGCGCCTCTGCCGCTGCCCATTCTTCATGTGGTTGTTCACTCATAGCTTCCATAGCTCCTTTGCTTCCTTTAGAAATTCATCCCCAATATCCCAGCGGAAATCATTCCAATCCGGCTGACAGTAGCCAGCCAAGACTTTGGGGTCGTTACTGATTTTGAGTAGGTTTTGCCGTATAAATGCGTTTGACAGCAACTGCTCCATCCGTGCCTGTAGCGCCGGAACCTTCAGGTCATCGCAGTTGGTCTCGTCGAAAATCACATAATTGTTTGAGCTAATGTAGACAATGCTGGGCATCTTGCCGGAGGCTGCATAGTAGAACGCAACCTGCCGAGCATGTGCGGCGTCTGGTTTCTTTGGAAGAGATGGGATAGAGAAGCCCCTGCTCCCATTCTTGCGAACTGCGCCAGCCCTAGACCACTTGGTCTTTAGCTCGATGATGTTATCGCTGCTGCAAAAATCAGCGTAACCAATGATAGGTAGGTCAAGTCGAGGATGTTCATAACCCAGTACCTGTTCTTTCTTTTTTTCAATATCTCCAAAATGGGTCATGGCCTCAACGCCGTTGTAGACCATTGCACCCATCTCGTCGATGTAACGCTGAACTTTTGTCGCGTCAAGTTCGTTCTTGGGGTTATGATCCATCATGCGCTGTTGTGCCTCAGCTACGGCGTCATCTATGTTTACATTGTCACAGACGACAGCTTGGATGGCATCATGTGCTGCGCCTCCGGCTGGTGCTGGTGCGCCAATCGGAACGTCACGACGGCGTGGGCCGAGGTGGCAGTAGTTCCACACCCAATAGGCAACTGAAGTTTCCAGTGCGCTGGGCGAGTAATGCTCCAGCCAGATTTCTCCGTCACGCTTGGCGTAGTCAGGTATTGGTTTGAATAATTGTTCCATTTCGTTTCCCTTGTTTCCCCATTATGCACAGGGCAATAATCGTGTCAATTCTTTTTTAGCAATACTAGAGATTGCCAAAGTCTGGAATCGGATCGCCGCCCAAATCAAACAGCCGGTCTAGGTCTTCATCCTCCGTGAACTTTGGCGGCTGGTGACCGGCCTTGATTAAGTCCATGTTTATGTTTCCGTTTTCATCTGGCAGGTGTTCTGCTGGCACAGCCTCACGGGCCGGTAGAGGTATGTTGGAATCTCCCCCAAGACGCTCTATGGCCTTGAGCGGAATTTTTCTAAGGGTGGAACCAAACGCGCCAAGCTCTCCACGAGCGATCATTTCATCCGTCATCTTGAGTTGCTTGATGGCACCTTCGAGAGTCCATCCTTCTCCACGGGGTCGGCTCTCTTGGTCGCTGGCCTCATGCTGGTAGGATACCTTTTTCTTTTTGTCTCCATACATCCCCTGATACTTGGCACTGACTTTGTTTGTTGCCGAGATCACATCTGCCAGAGAAAACCAGTACGAGCTACGGTGTTTGGCAACGACGCCCTTCCACACCTCTCGGCAGGCTTCTCGGTAGACTTCGTGGTTCGGTATCTCTGACGGCATCCTAGAGTTTATGGCTTCGCATATCTCCTTCAGGTACATGCCACCTGCTGTCTCATCTCGCAGCCTGACGTGCGGCTGAAACATGACAGACATTTTTGACGTGAACTCAGACGCGACTTGCATCCGGCTGTCATAGGTCATCTTTTCTTTTGTGTTTTGGGTTTCCATTTTAGTTTCCTTTCCTCATTGATTTTGCCGCCATTGCGGAGAAGTCTATTCCATCATTGTTGGGTGGACTTTCTGCCCCCCTAATAACAGAAGAACTATTATTTTTATTCCCTGATATATTAGGTGGGCGTTCTGCCCGTCCTCGACTGACACTCTGCCCACCCTTACGTTTGATGGTCATCATGTTGCTTGACTGCCTGCCACCTACATTTCTGGTCTCGACAAACAGGTAGCCATCCTTCTTTAGCTCCACCAGCTTGCGCCGCACTGTGCGTTCATTCAGGCCGGTAAGCTCGGCGAGACGCTGTGCGCTGGGCCACGCCTGCCACCGGTCATTGACGTGCTTTGCCACCATCAGCAGCACATACTTTGCCTGTGGGTCTTTTATCGTCTGCTCGCAGACCCAGTCCATTGCGGCATAGCTCATTAGGCTTGCCCCTCCCAGAGCTTGATAAAGTTTGCCACCGGCAGATTGACAACCGGCTCGGTGTCGTACTTGTCCCGCATATTATTGCGGCCTCCGATGGTTACCTCCGGCAGCGGCGGGTCGAGCTTGATGTACCCACACTGATCCGTCCACTGCACGACAAACAGGGCGGGTAGGCCGGTGAACTCTGACATCTCCAGAAGGTTTCTGGCCTTGTTCAGGCTGATGAAGACGCTGTCAAAGGCTCCGAAGCGATGGCTGCGGCAGCGTATCTCGCACATTGCCTTTGCCATTACCCGCTTGCTGTCGCCGGTCTCGGTCAGAAAGAAGTCGGTATAATATTCGTGGGGCATCTTGACGGCACCACAGTTCCACTTCTTCTTGATGCGCTCGACAATCCGAAGCTCACCATCTAGGTCTGATTGGCTTTCATATTTTTCTCGTCTCATACCAGCCACTCCCGCATGACGCTGCAAGCATCTTCGAGCGTGGTGAAGGTGACCGGCAACATTGCGTTGCCCTCAGTCGGCCAGCTATATTGGTCTGATTGACCGACAGCCCACTCTGAGTTGACCGCATAAATCGGCATCGTTACCCTGATGGGTAGCCGGTTATATTTCCATATCAAGACCGGTATCATGTTGGACTTGGCAGCGGCGCGATTGCATTGCTCCAGCCAGTCCTTTTGGTACCAGTTCCCTTTAGCGTAATTCTTGCATTCAATGGAGAACGGTTCCAGTTCGATGTCGGCTAAGTCTACCTCTTGGAATTGAGACAAGTTTCGCCGTAGATCTTGCGGAATGACCATGTCACCCATGATTTCCCGCAACTCTGATATTACCTTGCGTTCAAAATTGGCGCCCTTTGCGCGAGCCATTCTGGACATAAAAACACCCTTTCGAAAAATAGTGAGGCGGCAATGTTTTCTTCGCCTCGTCACATAATTGTGCTGTTGGAAATGGTTGCGAGTATTTGAGACTTCTCTCATCACCCCAAGCAAGTATCCAGCCAGTGATTACTGCAACCTCAATCAATTTCTGGTACGAAGTCCATCGCCGTGACTTGCCCGTCCGTTGCTTTGGTGATGTATGGGATGCTGCCCCAGTCCGGACGTTGCTTGTCAGCAGCCCAGCGCCAGATGACCGATTGGTCAAAGGCTCTGCCGGTCTTCTCTTCGATGATGCGAGAGAAGGCGTAGGTTGAAATCCCGTTTTCGTTTAAGTAAACTTTTAAGTGCATTGTGTTTCTCCTTTTCAATGGCATGACAGTATCATGCTTTTTTAGTTTCCCCAAAGCTCTTTTAGGTAATCCTTAAATGCTTTCCAAGCAACCTGCCGCCGGTGGCGACGACGCATCTTTGCGTCCCATTTGGTTGCGCGTACACTATCCCACAAGATGTCCTTGCCGCGTGGGAATGGGTTTTCTTCTTTCATTGTGTCCTCCTACAGACTGGTTTGGTTGTAAAATGCGGATGCTATGGCGAGGTGCAATCGGCTGCCCTCTTCTATCACCGCTGGCTTGTCACCCAGACGCTCGATCATTTCGATCTCTCCGTCGGGGTAAGTGGTGAGGAGATAAGTCTCCCCACCAAATTCGAATTGCTCCATCATCGTGAAAGCTCCTCTGGTTTCATGCGCTCATAGTCTGCGCGTTTCATTTTGAACCGCACGGTGCCTCGCGCTGTTGACAGGTGAACCCACTTCCGGCCCACAAATGACCACATGCAATGCACACCGCTCAGTTGTGAATGCTCATTATTGAAGTGCATCCGAACATAGACTGCACTCTTGAAGCGAGCGGCCCACGTCTTGCCAAGATGATTTGGCGGCACGAGCTTGAACTTCTTGCGACGCTTGCGTCGGGCCGGTGATAACTTGACCGGTGCCACGCTGCCGCGACGAATGAGAAATTCTGGGTGGTTGATGGTTTCCATTGTAAAATCCTCCTATCGGCTGACGGCAAATGGGTCTTTGCCGGTTACTTTGTTGTAAGCCTCGGTGATTGCGTCATGAACCATCATAAGCTCTTTGTTTGACATCGTGACGTTCTCGCGCTTGCACTCTTGCTTGAGGATGTCAATCAGTTCAAAGTCGATTTTTCTGGTCATTTGTAACTCCCTTTCCTTTTGTCACACTAATAATATAGATGCTTGTCCAGTATTAGTCAAGTGTTTTTTATGCCGCAATTCTTTTTAGTGCCGATTTGTCGATGTCCATTATGGCTTTGACAATCTTGATGGAGTCTTGCTCGTCGTTTCTCTTGAAAAACTCCAAGACACTCTTGGCGGTTTCAATCTGGCCTTCGATCATCTCGGTGCGTTCTTCATCGGTCAGCGGGTTGTTTTGGTTGTGCCACTCGCAGACCTGCTTTGCGTCGCGCATGGTGTACTCCGGATCGAATGTGCCGACAAAGTCGCCATAGCCGCCACGCTCCGTGATGTGCCACTCGGAGAACCTGCCGTACTCCTCGATCAACTCAAGCTCATACCGAGCGCACTGACTGACATACCGGCCTGAGAAAATCCGCTTCCATTTGATTTGATTTGTCATTTTGTAACCCCCTTCTCTCTTTGTTACACCATTATAATACATACTCAACTAGCATTAGTCAAGTGTTTTTATTCCTCCGCGTCTCTGAAATCAAACATGCGGATCAAGTTCAGCGATCCATTCGGCAGGATGCGATAAGTCGCGGCGCTTGGTGCGTCGAATTTTTCGACCCACGTTTTCGCCAGCGTCGCAGCGTGGTGGCTGTCGTCGGCCAGCAAGTGGCTCATGCCGGTGACCGGAGCCTCAACTTGAGTGATGAAGCGATGGCCTTTTGCATGAAGCTCGACCAGTTGGGTTTGGGAAAAAGTAGTAGACATAAAATCCTCCTAAAGACCTAAAGCACTTAAGCCGGTTAAAATTAACACCATGCCAATCAGTTCGATTTGCATTTGGCGATATTCCCTTTTGATTCCCTTTGTCATTTTGTGTAACTCCCTTTCCTTGTTACACTATTATAATACATACTAGCCTAGCATTAGTCAAGAGAAAAAAGCACGGGATAACCAAGAAAGTTACCCCGCGTTTATTAGTCCAGATCCATCGCCTTGAGGTAATCCTCTCGGCTGTCATATATCACGCCGCCACGGGACAGATACTTGCCATCATATTCTGCGACGGCCCACTTGATGGCCTGCTGCTCATCCTTTGTGATGTAGCTCTGACCTAGCTCTTTGGGGAACTTGGTGCCATTGACGCGGACTTTGATGCCGGTCTCCAAGTCGCCCTCGGTGTAGTCAATCAATTCGATCTTGTAGCTTTTCATCTGTAACTCCCTTTCTCTTTGTTACATGATTAATATACATACTGGGTTAGCATTAGTCAAGGGGGTTGCAGTACTTTTTTTCGTGGGGTAAAGTTGTAACGGAATCAAGGGGTTTGAGGATATAAAGTATGACTAATAAGGCGAAGGAAAATAGAGGGCGTCCGGCTTACAAAAACGGAGGCAAAGGAGGGGGCTGGCAGAGGTTGTCTAGTCAGCTTGCATCTACATTTGATAGGGCAATTGAGCTTCACGGGGGTAAGGAAGCGTTGGCTCTCACCCTGTCGGAGGAGATATCTGAGCGTCCTCTGGAGGCGATGCGTCTCTTATCCACCCTGATGCCGAAGAATATCCAGCATAACGTCGAGGTCAGTCCATCAGACACTCTCGCTGCCGCCCTTAGTAATGTTCAACTAGCTATATCCAAGCAGAAAGAGCCGGAGATCATCGAGGCCGACGTAATAGAGGTCAGCCAAGACGATTCTCCAGCAGAATAGTAATACTAATACGTTAATAGACCCCCCTTCTCTCAGGCGGACGGGGGCAGGTTTAGTTGTACACACATCCAAAACACCCCCCCTCTCTTTCAAGACGGTTAAGGTACCCTAGCCTGTTTTGATTTTTTTTTGTTCTAATTGAGGGTGGGCAGAGTGTCCACCTAAAGATATATTAGATGATTTATTCTTTCTTATATATTAGGTGGGCAGTGTGTCAGGGGGGAGGTGGGCAGAGAGTCCACCCTAAACGGACAGACAGTCCACCCTAAGCCTTGTCAAAGGTAAAGTTCGGTGCATCAGTTGCAGATGCTGATAGCATCGAAGATGCCCAGACCTTTTGCGAAAACACCGTCGCGCTTTGCGGCATTGACGATGGCCTTGCGGAACCCGCGACGGGGCAGTTGCCCAAACGGGTTGTGAACGTCACAAATGGTGCCGTCTTTGAGTTGGCACGTCATGTAGGAAACGTCCAGCATGGGGAAGCCGCTGTCACCCAGCAAACGCAGGCGCAAGACCTTCTCGATCCGGCTGTCCGTCCACTCGACCTTGATGGTGCTGTCGCATTTCTCCATCAACTCTTGTGCGTATTGTGTGTCGTTGTATTGCATTGTCGTAACTCCCTTTCCTTTGTTACCCTACTAATATAGATGCTAGGCAAACATTAGTCAATAGATATTTTCAAAAAAAATAACCCCCCTTGCAGACTGCCCCGACACTGTGGCATAAATACAGAAGAGGAGAAAATGAGATCGGTTGAGCGTACTCCTCCTTGGCGCTCCCGAAGGTGGGGCGGGTTTCCTTTCCCTTTCGTTGCCTGCCCCACCATAAACAAGGAGAGACTATGTCAGAGCCAAAGAGTGTAGAAGAGCTACTCACCGCCATTGCGCTTGATCCCGTTTTGTTTGTTGAGTCCATCTTGCAGGCCAGTCCGGAAGAGTGGCAGCGCAAGGCATTGTATGCGGTGCGGGATAATGACCGCGTAGCCATCCGCTCTGGTCACGGCATCGGCAAGACTGCATTTCTTTCTTGGTTGATTCTGTGGTGGGTATTGACACGCTCACCCAGTCGGATAGCATGTACTGCCAACACTGCTAGTCAGTTGTCAGACATTTTATGGGCAGAGGTCGCAAAGTGGCATCGTCGTATGCCAGAGGGCCTGAAAGAACTAATTGAAGTGAAGTCTGACAAAGTTGAGCTTACGGGACAGGATAGCTTTGCTGTCGCCCGAACTGCACGTCGTGAAACTCCAGAGGCGCTGCAAGGTTTCCACTCAGCCAATATGCTGTTCTTGATTGATGAGGCATCTGGTGTGGACGACATCATCTTCGAAGTCGGAGAGGGTGCCATGTCCACTGAGGGTGCGAAGACTGTGATGACGGGCAACCCAACCCGCACGTCTGGCTACTTCTATGAAGCCTTCAATAAAATGCGCGACAGGTTCTTTACAATGAAGGTCGCATCATCTGATAGTACTCAGGTAAGCGAAACCTTCATGGAAGATATGAAGCTCAAGTATGGCGAAGACAGCAACATCTACCGAGTGCGGGTCTTGGGAGAATGGCCCGAAGCCGACGACGACGTGGTTGTTCCGCTGCACCTCTTGCAGTCTGCTGCTGAAAGAAAACAGGAGGCGGCAGAAACCACTCCCGTCGTCTGGGGGCTTGACGTGGCACGTTTCGGTACGGACAAAACGGCTCTGTGCAAACGTAAGGGTAATGTCGTAACCGAACCAATCAAGACGTGGCGCAACAAAGACCTCATGGAAATATGTGGGATTATCTTAAATGAATATGAAACGACCCGATGGGGTGACCGGCCTGCCGAGATACTTGTTGACAGCATCGGTCTGGGTGCTGGCGTTGTTGATCGTCTCATGGAACTTGATTTACCTGTGCGCGGTATCAACGTCGCTGAATCTCCCGCAATGGGTGACCGATACGGACGCCTGCGAGATGAGTTGTGGTTTCTTGCAAAAGAATGGTTCGAGTCTCGTGACTGCACAATCCCTTTGCAAGAAGAACTGATAGACGACCTGTCCAAGCCGCGCTTTAAGTTTACCTCCAATGGTAAGCTGAAGGTTGAGAGCAAGGACGAGATGAAACGTCGCGGCCTAAACTCACCTGACCTTGCCGATTCCTTTTGCCTGACCTTTGGTGGCAGAGCCAGCATCGCCAAGTCCGGCAGCGCACATAAATGGAACCGACCAATAAATTATGGCAAATCGGATTGGGTTGTGTAGTGGCCTATATTGAGTTTGAAGACGACACAGACGACTTTGATATTCTTGTAGCCACGCTAGAGGGGCTAAACGAGCTTGGCACTGACTGGGACGACCTGTTGAACTTGACCTTGCTTGCATCCGCATATTGTGGTCAAATGGCAGAAATCTCCCCTGACGAGTATATGGAAATTATTTCGTCTATTAGGGTGACGGAAGACGGAATATACGGAGAAGCATAAATGGCTGGTGCGCTTTCCAACCTACTTGGTATTCAACGCAACCCCAACGCGCTCACATTGCTGCCTCTGGCTGTTGATGAGGCCGGTGATGTCTCGTTTGCCATCCCCTCTATGGCGTATGATGCCGGTGACGCCCTTCTGGATGCCTTTACGCTACCCGCCGACGTTTATGCTGGACGCCGTGAGCCGACAGTTGAGGACGCGACTAACTTCTCCCTCAGCCTGCTAGGTTCCAGCTTCTTGGCACCGGCCCCTAAAAACGCATTGCGTTCCGGCGCTGCGTATCTCGGAGACCCCCGCCTAATCAAAAACCCACGGGTGGTTCGTGAGATGATGCAACAGGATCGCCCAGAGGCGGGATTTGGCGGACAGTTGAGCAACCTGAAGCACAAGCCACTGTCAGAGATGGAGTACGAATTTGTACCCACAGAGGGCGGTCTTCTTGTCAACAGAACCGTCACGCCAGAACAAATTGCCGAAGGTGGTAAAAATGTAATAATCCCACTCGTCGGAGATCGCACCCGCGCCGGTGGTGTGGTAACCTCCATTGGTGGAAAGAGGCTTGAGACTCCAGTTGACATGCAGGGTGGGTATCAATTCGGGCAGAGCAAGGCGCAAATGGATGATGAATCTGTGTGGGCCTCCGCTGGTGGAATCCCGCAAGGTATCCAGAATCAAGTTGATCTAGCGGGTCGAGACGCCGACAATGTTTATCTCGGATACGTTTCTATGGGCGGGAAATCTGATTCGGTGTCCCATCACATGGCAGACGCATTACTAGAACAGATAAAAGTATCTCCATTAACAAAAGGGGCAAAGAAAGCGTTTGACAAACACCTAAGAAACCTTGAGGTGGTTGACAAAAAAACAAAGAAAGTGACAAAACCCCTCAAAGACTGGGTTGGCCTTGATGACCCTAATATATCTGAATATGTAGCTAACCTAACTCAGGGTCAGCGTGGCATATTTACTCAGGCAATGGATAAGCGATCTTGGAAAGACATGGGATTCCCAGATGTCGCCGAGACTCGCTTGGCTATAACAGATCCAGAGCTTCTCGGCCTCCCCCACGGGTATGGTGGACAGTTTATTGGACGTGGACGTGTCGGCTCTGCCATAGACGAGAACCCAAGCTACACTCACAAGACATACCCCAATACCCTCAAGGGTGATTATGTCGGCGGCCTTGACGAACCCCTACCCCGACAAATAATGTTCCCAGAGTTCCACAAGGCCAGAAGAGATCAAAAGGCCGGTCTTGTTCAAGATGATCGCTCTTTTAATATTGGGAACCCTTCGATTCAGCGCCTCGATCAAGAGTGGCTCGACGGCGTGATGCAATATTATGATGACCTAGAGGCAGGGAAGTTTGACTAATGGCAAAGAAAGTCGTAGCAACATTCGAACTGCGAACCCCAGTGCGCCGCCGTCATAAAAAACGTGGGCTGCACATTCGTAAGAAGCTCGGCCCGAAAAGCAATATGAGGATTCGCTAATGGCTATCGTCTATCGTGGTGAGCGTTTTGCTGGTTACAACAAACCGAAGCGTACCCCCAAGCATCCGAAGAAGAGCCACGCGGTTCTAGCAAAAGAAGGTGACAAGATTCGCCTCATTCGTTTTGGTCAGCAAGGTGTGCGTGGTGCTGGCAAAAATCCAAAGACTGCAAAAGACAAGGCGCGTAAGCGTTCTTATTATGCGCGTCACAACGCACAAGGTAAGCCGACAAGTAAGTTGTCTGCAAAATACTGGTCACATAAAGTTAAGTGGTAGGAGTTAGATATGCCAAGCGTAGCAGGAAAAAAGTTCCCTTATACTAAGAAGGGCAAAACAGCAGCGAAATCTTACGCAAGTAAGATGGGCAAAAAGGTAGTCAAGAAAAAAGCTACTAAGAAGAAAAAATAATGTATGTTACTGTTTACACACGCAACCGTGCTGCCGAGAAAGCAGCGGCACTGGAGGCGGAGAAAGTAGCTAAGAAGGCTGCACCTAAGAAACGTGGTCGCCCACGCAAACAGAGGACAGAGAAATGATTTGCCCACACTGCGGATACCCCAATCCAAATGGTTACACAGAGCGTTGCAAAGGCTGTCGCAAGCCGCTAAGTGAAGCTCCTGTTGTTAAGGAAAAGCCCAAAGTAGCTAAAGTAGCTAAAAAGGCTAAAGCATCTAAGAAAGCATAGTCATGGCTAAAATGGACGACATTGAGTTTCAAGGCATTGTTCGCAATGAGATTGAACAGGCGCTAGGTCACTACGATACGGAGTACTCGCAAGACCGTATCGACGCGATGGACTACTACTTGGGTGAACCGTTTGGCAATGAACAGCCAGACCGCTCTCAAGTTGTCAGCACCGAGGTATCTGATACCATCGAACACATCATGCCGTCCTTGATGCGTATCTTTACGCAGTCTGAAGAGTATGTGCGTTTCGCACCTCACGGGCCAGAGGATGTAGCTGTAGCTGAACAAGCCAGTGATTACTGTAACTGGGTTATCAACAATGATAACCGTGGTTTTGAAATCATGCACAACTGGTTCAAAGATGCTTTGATTCTGAAAAACGGTGTCGTTAAGTTTTACTGGGATGAGAAGACAGATATTGAGACAGAAGAATATGCTGACCTCAATGATGAAGAACTGACTGTCATTCTTGCAGACCCAGAAGTCGAGATTGTTGAACAAGACGAGCGTACCATCGGTGAGGACATGATTACCCCAGACGGTATGATGATTCCCGCTCCCGTTCTCTATGACATCAAAGTTAAGCGCACCAAGACAGACGGTAAGGTCTGCATTGAGAATGTGCCGCCAGAAGAGTTTCTAATTACCAGTCGTGCGAAGTCGCTTGAGGATGCTGACTTTGTAGCGCACCGTTCATCAATGTCTGTCAGTGACCTTGTGCAGATGGGTTACAGCAGAGATGAGATAGAAAAATATGCAGGAGTCTCAGATGTTGAAACGTCAGAAGAAAGAACCAGCAGGTTTGAAGACCTTGAAGGAGGCGCTCCTTACGACAGCCTTGACCCGACCATGCGAGATGTTCTCGTTACGGAATGTTATATTCGTTCTGACTATGATGGGGACGGGGTGGCTGAGTTTCGTCGTGTTCTCACAGTAGGCAACGGCTACCACGTTCTTGAGAACGAAGAGTGTGACCAGCTTCCATTTGCTATCCTGTCACCTATCCTGATGCCGCACCGTGCGATTGGTCGCTCGGTTGCAGAGCTTGTGATGGATGTGCAGCTTATCAAATCTACCCTGATGCGTCAGTTGCTTGACAACATTTACAACACTAACAATGCTCGTGTCGTTGCCGTTGAAGGCCAAGTAAACCTCGATGACTTGTTGACGAACCGCCCCGGCGGCATCGTGCGTACTCGTACCGCTGGGGCGGTTCAGCCCCTGCAAGTTCCTGAAGTTTCTTCTTCTGTCTTCCCTGCACTGAACTATATGGACAGTGTGCGTGAGCAGCGTACTGGCATCAGCAAGCAGTCAATGGGCTTAGATGCAGATGCATTGCAGTCCACTACTGCTACTGCCGTAGCTGCTATGCAAGCTGCTTCGCAGGGCAAGATTGAGATGATTGCTCGTGTATTTGCTGAGACAGGTGTACGCGCATTGTTCCGTGGCATCTTGCACTTGGTTACGAAGTATCAAAACAAAGAGAAGATTATTCGCCTGCGTAATAACTTTGTGACAATGGACCCGCGCCAGTGGGACAACATGTACGATGTGCAAATTAACGTAGGTCTTGGCACTGGTCAGCGTGAGCAGCAGCTTGCTACCCTGTTCCAGATTGCTGCGAAGCAAGAGGGAATCATGGCGACAATGGGGCCAAATAATCCGATTGTTACGCCTATCCAATATCGCAATACATTGTCTAAGATTGCAGAGCTTTCTGGCTTCAAAGATGCGAGCGAGTTCTTCCAAGACCCGCGTAATGCACCGCCTGCGCCACCACAACAGCAAGGCCCGAATCCGCAAATGCAAATGGAGATGGCTAAGGCTGAAAATGAACTGGCCCTCAAGCGTGAGAAGATGCAGCTTGAGTTGCAGTTTGAGCGTGAGAAGATGGCTGCCGAATTGGACTTGCGCCGTCAGGAATTGGAGTTTGAGCGTCAGTTGCGTTTGGAGAAGCTGCGCTCAGATATTGAGACATCTGTTAATCTGCCGAGGGTCTAACTATGGCTCTGCCAGAGATGCTGTCATTTGAGGACTTGCAGGACATTCTAAATTTGTCTGCACCCACTGGCGTTTCTGCACCTCCTGCCATGCCTCAGATAGAGTTCATGGGTATGCCAACCACGGTTGGCGTTCCATCTCTCGTTGATGCTCCTGCTATGCCTTTGGGGGACATTCTGGGTAGTCAGATTACATATATTGACCGTCCACAAAACATAACTTACAGCCCCGAAAACCTGCCAGAGTTTATGAAAGACTTTGAGCAGATTAGCCCAACACTGTTTGCGCCAAGTCAAGGTGTGTTTGCTCAAGCTCCAGAAGTTGAAACAATACAGCCATTGATGCCGCAGCAATATGTTGATGAGTATGCTGACCTTGAGAGAGCCTTTCAGGAAAGCATTGCATTAGACCCGACTATGTTTGGCGGAGCATATCGCTCTGGCATTTATATGCCAACGCAAACGATTGGCGATGAAGCTCCAGAAGAGGGTGTGTTTGATGTAGCAGGCGCGGCGGCAGCAGCACAAGTATTGTCTGATATGTTTCCGCGTATAGAGAAGCCAGAAGTTGACTTGCCAGAGATTGACTTGGGTGAGCCAGAAATTGATGTGCCATCCATAGATGTTCCAGAGCTTGATTTGTCATTCCCAGAAATTGACGTTCCTTCTGTTGATATTCCGTCTGTTGATATTCCCTCTATTGACGTTCCTTCTGTTGATATTCCGTCTGTTGATATTTCACTGCCAGATGTTCCTCTACCTGAAGTTGATGTGCCAATTCCAGAGATTGATGTTTCTCTTCCTGACCTGTCGGATGTGTTGCCTGACATTGACTTACCCTCTATTGACGTTCCGTCTGGTGGCATTTTATCAGACTTAATTCCTGACTTTAACTTGCCTGACATTAGCCTGCCAGAAATACCAGACATAGTTGAGGAAAGCACTCAAGCTGTTGGTGAGATTATCAACCTAATTGAAGACCCAAGTGTAAAAGCTGCGGGAGAAGCTATCGAGCAAATCAATATTGCTGGTCAAGAGGGTGGCCTTGAAAGCGATATTATTGCTGGCCCAACTGAGACGTTTGTAACAACCACAGCGGCGGGTGCAGCAATATCTGATGCCATTGATAATCCTGATGCTGCAAATCTGGCGCAGGCGTATGAGGCCGTTGACTATCTTACCAATACCTACGCTGGAAAAGACTTACTTTCTGGCGGTGATTTGGCTGGTGATTTTGGTGCTATTCTTTCTGGCATAGATGTGCTTGAGGACGGCATTGAAAGCCCAGCCGATGCTCTTGCTGTAGCAAAGGCTGCTCAGTCTATTGGTGCTTTGACTGGCTCTCAGGCGACATTTGATGTTGCGTCTTCTGTTGCTGGGTTCTTGTCACCTGTAGCTACCATTGCTGCGCTCGGTCAGGGTGTTAAGGTTATTAGCGGTCTGCTGCAAGGTGGTGCGGCTGGTGAATATCCAAACTCATCTGGAACGGTATCTTATGACGGAAATTCATTTTCCTCTGGCAATTACGGTGGCGGTGATGGTGCATCTTCGGCGTGGGGTGAGGCCGCATCCAAATCCGCAGCAAAAACTCTAAATAGAATGAAAAAATCCTATGGCTTTAGCATAGACAATGAAAAAGTGAATGAGGTCTTGGGCAGTGGTGTGGGTAACATTGCTTCCAACCCATATTACAACACAAAAGCAAACCGCTCTAATGGGCCTCAAAAAGTTGTCTATGAGCTTTTGAAGGCTGGCGCTATTACTCCAACAGAAGCAACCCCAAGTAAGTACTTGGAAAGCACTGAGGCGTTTAATAAGTTTGTCGAGTCTCAGTTTAACTACGCACAAAACGCGCAAGCCTCTGAGATGGGCGGTTCAGTTGTTCCGTTTACGTCAACAAGCGCGGCAGAAAGATTTATTAACTCGCAAGGGACTAAGCAGAGTAAGGATACAAACAAGAGGTCAATAACTTACGGCGGTGATATTTTTGAGTCTTTTGAGCTTGGTGAAAAAACAGATGATGGAAGATACTTGGATAAGACCATTGTCGCAGTAGGCTTTGATTCTGCTAATGGTATTGGTAAGTTTGCAGGTCAAGGAGAGCAGGTAGTATTTGATGGCAAGACTGGCAAGGAAAAAAGTAGGAAGATGATTCCGACCCAGTATATGAAGCGTGGATATGAAGCGGAGCGCACGAAAGAACAATTTGGTTATTATCCATATGACCCCAAATTCGACAAAGACAAAAACCTATATAATCAGTATCAACAGTATGCAATGCAAACCCATCGCGGTTACTATTCAGGCCCGCCGCCGATGATGCAAAAAGCATCAAAAACATCAAAGTTTGCAAAAGACGCAAAACTTTACATGACGGAAGACCACTGGAATATGACGTTTGCATAAGGTCTTGCCTAAAAAGCATTGTGTTGCTACTTTGCAACAGTAGAGGAGACTGCCGATGAATGAAGGGAAAAGAAGGGAAGAACAAAACAGGGGTGAACGCGCCAAAGCATTGATGCGCGACCCCTTGATTGTTGAAGCGTTTGATGTGCTTGAGGAGAAGTACATGAACGCACTGAAAGATTCCTCGTCATCGCAAGATGAACGAGAAACGCTCTTTCAAATGTACCAAGCACTAATGGTGGTGCGAGGCCATTTGTCAGAAGTCATCGAGACAGGTGACTTAGCGAAACTGGAGTTAAACTCCTAAAGAATCCGTAGAGGAGATTAAAAATGAGTGACGAACCTAGTACCCTGTTAGGAGCTGGTGAATCTCTAAACAAAGGTCAAGCTGTTGACCTTCTCTTGAATACCAACGCCCCTGAAGAGGCAAGCGGCGATATTCAAGAGCCTGTAGCTGAAACAGAAGCAGTAGAGCAAGAAGAGATTCTTGAAGATGCTGAAGAAGTTGAAGCCACATCTGAAGAGGAACTGGAAGACGATGACGCTGAAGAGCTATCTGAGTCGGAAGAGGAATTTGATGATGAAGAGTATGACGTTGACCCCGAAGACGTAGAATACGTTGAGGAAGAACTTCATACCGTAAAGGTTGATGGTGAGGAAATACAAGTAACCTCTGAGGAGCTTGTCAAATCATATCAGCTAGAACAAGCCGCGCAAAAGCGTATGCAAGAAGCCGCAGAACTTCGCAAGACTTCTGAGGCAGAATCGGCAGCTTTAGCGCAGCAACGCGAGAAGTATGGGCGAGCTTTGGAAGCTATTGAAGCCCAGCTTAACTCAGTGCCAGAGCAACCCAAAGAATATTGGGATAAGCTCTATCAGGAAGACCCTCTCGAATGGGCCAAGCAACGTGATGCTTTCCGTGACCGCAAAGAAAATGTGGCAAAGGTACAAGCAGAACGTGCAAGGGTAGAGCGAGAGAATCAAGAGCAAATGGCGCAGCAGCACCAAGAGTATCTTGTAGAGCAACAGAAGCAGTTGCTTGAACGTATTCCTGAATGGCGTGATGACGAAGTGGCTATGCGGGAGAAGCAAAATGTTATCTCTTATGCACAGCGCATCGGTTACAGTGAAGAAGAACTGGCGACGGCTAGTGACTCTCGTGCAATCGAAGTCTTACGCAAGGCGCACCTCTACGATGAGCTTATGGCTAAGAAGCCTGCTGCTCAGAAGAAGGTTCGCAAAGCACCAAAAGCAGTTAAGTCTGGTACTCCAAAGTCCAAGAAGCAAGTCAGAGCTAATCGTGACAAACAGGCACTTGAACGCCTAAATAAAACTGGCAGCAAAGATGCTGCTGTGGACTTAATATTAGAGAGAATGAGGTCTTAAAATGGCTCAATTTACTACTGCCAATGCTATTGGCGAACGGGAAGACCTGAGTGATGTAATCACTCGCATCGACCCTGATGAAACCCCCATCTTTTCTGCTCTGAAAAAAGAGACAGGAAATGGCGTATTTGTCGAATGGCAAGTACAAGAACTGGCTGCTGCGGCAGACGATAACTACCAGAACGAAGGTGCTGACGCTACTTATGATACGCCGACCGCCACCACTCGCTTGGGCAACTACATGCAAATCTCGCAAAAAGATGCACAAGTTTCTGGTACGCTGGACGCTGTTGACAAAGCAGGCCGCGACAAGGAAGTTGCCTATCAAAAAGTTTTGAAAGGTCTTGAGCTTCGCCGTGACATCGAGAAGTACCTGCACTCTGATACTGCACGTTCTGCTTCTGACCCGCGTAAAGCTGGCACTTTGTCAAGCTGGATTACCAACGTAGATGATGCTTCTGGCACTTCTGCTGCTACTGGTGACGGCACGGATGTTCCTGATATGTCAGGCACGAACCGTGACCTGACTCTGGCTCAAATCGACACTGCAATGCAAGCTGCTTACACCGATGGTGGTCAGCCGAACATGCTGGTTGTTTCTCCGTCTAAGAAAGCCGCTTTCAGCGACTTGAATAGCGGTTCAGTTGCAACCAACCAAATCAACTATACTGCTCCTCGTGAAGCAGCTATCGTTGGGTCGGTTTCGCTGTATCTGTCCGACTTCGGCCAGCTCGACGTGGTTATTGACCGCTTTGCTCAAGATGACCGCGTGTATCTGCTCGACAGTGACTACGCTTCAATCTGCACACTGCCGAACCGTAACTTTACCGTTCAGGAAATGGCGAAGACGGGTGACTCTGAGAAATTCCAAATCATCACAGAGTTCACGCTGAAAGTTTCAGCACCAAAAGCCCATGCGGCTGTTTACGACTTGAACTAGTTGTAAGTGTTAGGGGGTGGCTTCGGCTGCCCCCGTTCACTTTAGGGGAGAAAGATGAAGAAGCGACTTGTACAAAAAGATGCGGTCACGGGGAAAGAGACGTGGGCGCATTTTGACGAAGACGGTAAAATGATTTTTGAGAGCAGTCAGAATGTTGACGCTCTTCTTGCTAATAACCGAGATGAACGCAATGAATACCGCTCTGGTAGCCTGCAAG